GCTCCAGTGAGTATTCCTGCGGCTCAGGCTCTGGCTCCCATTTAGGCCACTCCGGACGAGCACCCGGCTGACCTTGCCCTTGGTAGCGGGTTGGAATGCCGCCGAGTGGGCCGTGACCTTCCAGCTCATCACCGTCATCCATCCTAAAACTGGATGCTCCAGCTTGGATGCTGTGCAACAGCTCGGTCATCTTGCCGTAATCGAGCCGGTAGGAATGGTTCGCAGGTTGCAGGCTCAGGGCAAAGTTATTGTCGATGTCGATAGCGTACCAGCCGCCGAAATCGCGCAGGTAGACTTCCGGGCAGTCGAGCAGGTAATCGCTGATATCATCTTCCGGAACGTCTTTGAACTCAGGCCAGCTTTGCCAGTCCAGCGTCGGCGTTTCCAGCAGTTTTTTAACAATGTTGTCGGCGTTTGACATAAAATTATTCTTGATGTTCGGTCGGTTTCCGCCGGGCGTTGATATCCTCGGCGGCGGCCCGGCGCTCGCGCTTGGCCACCTTGCGTTTGTTGAACGGACGCAGGTGAACCCACCATTCTGGCGGAGCGGTCAAGGTATCTTTGCGCTTATGGGCCATAATCAGTCCTGTGCTTTCTCCAGAGCGAGCACGATCCGGCGACCTTCGTAGGTAGTCGACCAGATCTCTTCGTCCGGCGTGTCTTGATTGACTGGCAGCCAGTCACCGGTAACAGTATCAATCGCTGAGGCCTTAAGCCCATACCGATCGGCAGTATTGACCAAGGAGCGCCAGAGGCGTTTACCGCCCTCCAAGTGCTCAAAATCTGAAACAATGCCGCCATAGGCCAATGCGTAGACGCAATACCATGTCTTGGCCACGCCCTTGACTGAATAGGTCTGGCGGATGCGTAGATTTCGCGCCTGCTTGTATCCCTTGAACTCGGAGTTGTGTAAGGTCACTGTCATCACTGGCATGACAGCCTCGCTTTTGCGTTTGGACTCTTTAGCAGTAGCCAGCTCCGGGTTAGCGAGAACGTACCCGCGCGTCTGGTATGGATCAACCACGTAAGTGAAAAGATCGTCTGATGACAGCACAGGATATTCAGTTAGATTTCGCAGAGACACTGGGGTAAACTTGGAATCGCGCATGTAGGCGATCTCGTTTGGATAGTGTTGAGGCATCTCTTGTAGGAGGGTGGCGACGGTTGTTCCTGCCGGAGCGCGCAGCGACTCGAAGCACGATGAAGTATGCTCCAGCATGCGTTCGACCAAGGCCGGGGCTGCCGGTCTTTGATTCTGCGCGTTTCGTTTCATGTCGTCAATCTATCGGAACTGATAGCCGTGTCAACCATTTATTTTAAGGCATCTTGGTGAGCGTGACTTTCACCTTAACAACTTCCCAACCTTCTTGACCGTCGACCATGTGTTCGAGATGATGGTAAGTGTCGCTCAGGACTGGGTCGCATCCGCCCGCGTTGCGCAAGTCGCCGGTTTGAATAAAGCTGCCTTCCCCCGGTTCCCCGCCGTCATCCGCCACCCAGATCGCGTAAAGGTCATGGAACTCCTCCCGTACCGCCGGTGGCAGCGCGTTCACCGCAGCCTTGGGATCCGGGACGTATTCGTCCGCCTCCGTGAGAGTTTTTATCAGTGGATTCATAGTTCAATGTTGATCGTTCCAGTAGCCGGTGAAGCCGGAGGCGGTTAACGCCTCTTGAAAGGTACCCCAGTCTTCGCTTAGCTTCTCAGCCGCCGCTTTCAGTTCCGGACAGGTTCTACCGATCGGCGCGTTTTCAAGCACGATAGCTCGGTAGATATCGGTGATGTAGCTGTCGGTCGTGCTTTCAATGTCTTGAAAGAAATCAGGCCGGATGCCTGCGCGCTCCAGCCGAGCACGGGCCATCTTTACCGGATCCACCTTGGCAACGCAACCATTGACGTCAAGATCGTCGTCCGGGGACTCAGTGAGTGCTTTGATGAGCGGGTTCATAGCGGTTTTACAGTCCAACCGTCTGCCTCAAGTTTTGCCGTCTGACGCTGCAGGAATTTCTGCGCGTTGTAACGGTCGGTGCGAACTGAGCCTAGATTCTTGCCCTCTCTTGGCTTGCCGGTGTAGTCATCGTTCCAGAACTTCGACATGAAGTATACACCGAACCTGTCATCCCATCGCCATTCGATACGCTCACCGGGATGCTCAGGTATGGTAGCCACAATACCAACAGGACACTCAGGCCGGTCAAGCATATTACTGTCGAGGTCGTACGGACTGGCCGGGCCGTCGTCTTCGAGGAGGCGTTTTACGATGTCGGACGCATTCACAGGATAACTACGCAGGTTGCGCCCACGCTGCCTTTACAGACGCCGCGATCTTCGCCCGATGTTCCGGGGCCAGCGAGCGACCTTGTTTGGCGGCGGCCTGCTTGGCGCGGGTCTCAGGAGAGACCGTGCGCCCGATGAGGTGCCGGGCGTCCCGCTTGGGCATATGCGCGGTTGCTTCCTCGAACCAGCCCTCGCGCTTGGCCCGGCGGTAGGATCCCTGCGAGCCGTCAATCCACGCCTGCTTGGTATCAAACCGGCGGGCGTCGGCGAGGACGAGTTCTTTTGTCCATTCCTTGACACGCTGGACTGTGCCTAGTCCGCCGCCGTCGGAGGTGTTCAAGAGCGTCCAGCCGTCGGCTCGGTATTGTTCGATCCATTTCTTTTCCTCGGCCACGACGTCGTCAGGGGACGCGATACCGGTGGCAAGGTGCTTGTGCTCGTAGTTCGGACAGGTGGATAGGTGATTGAACACCGGGCCGCGTGTCAGGTGCTCGGCAAGTCGATCTGCAGGTCGGAAGGTCAGCCCAACGTAAGCGTGCCGGTCGGTGAACTCGAAAGCATAAATGACGTAGTCACCAGCGTACGGGTTGGCTTTGGCGGTCATGTGCGCCGTGGCGCGTTTGAAGATTTCTGGACGATCCAGTGCTGACTGATAAGCAGCAGCGTGTTTTCTGTCGGCGGCGCGCTTCCAATCGCCCTTATGCTTGTAGTTCGCAGCTACAGCGATGATTTCATCGTCAGTCCACTGATGTCTAATTTCCATGTGCGCGCAATGCTTAGTAAAGAAATCTGGATAGTTCATGGCGCAGTAAAATGGACTAACTTCTCCTTGCTCCATTTTTCGTTTTCCGGCAGATTCCCATTCACGGCGTGTATTAAATCGAGCAGCGTCCGCGATGAGTTCATCTTCAGTGTATGCCGGTTTCGGGCCGCCAACTTCCGAGGGAAGAAAATTTCGTATCTTTTCAATAACACCTCTACGAAGCGCTTGTTCGTACTTTCGGCGGTCAGCGTGTCGCCACTCAGCGAGAGTGTTGAATTGTCTTGCGCTGTCTATAAGCATTTGATCTGTGTATTTCAAGTTCATGCCTTAAAATAGAACAAGTAAATTAAAAGTCAAATAATTATTTTTTAGTATTCCTATACATGTTACATGTAGACATAACGTCAAAATAAAATAAAAACCCCGCTCGTTTTACCGAGCGGGGTTGCGATTTTAATCAATGTTTATGCGGCTTAACCGATCGTTTGGCCAAAAGCCGTAGGAGAGTTGCTAATAAGACCCCTACAAAACATTTTAGAATTCACCATCTTACGCGCGAAGCTCGTCGCAAACCCGCGTTGGTGGATGAAGTCCGGCAGAACCACGTCGGGCGTGGTATACAGCTTCTGGTATTCGGCCAGAACGTAGCCGGTGGTCAGGAACTGATCGCCCTTGTGACCCACGAGGAACTCGTTGGTCGGGTAATGCGGATCAGCGAACACCTTCTTGTTGCCGAGGTCGCCGATGTAGGTGATACCCTGCATCTGGACGCGGTTGTTCTTCGGCACGAACTGAGGCAGCGTGGCAACCACAGTGGCCGCTTGGAGACCGAGCAGCAACCAGTTACCGGCGACCATGTTCGTCGACGCGAAGATGAAGTTCGAGGCAGTCTCGAACGCATCGATGATGCTGAACTTGTGGGTCTGGTAGTTCACGTTCGCCGGAGCGATCGCATCCCAGACGACGAAGCCAGCGTCGGCCTTGGCGCGCAAGTCGAAAATGACTTGGCGATGTTTCTGATACTGCAGCGCGTTCGTCAGCGCATTCAACAGAACGCTTTCGGCCTTGATGTTATACATGGCCTGCAGGTTCTGGTCGGCTTCTTCGCTCCACAGGGTCTTGAGCTTCATGACCTTCGCAGTCACCGGGGTGCTGCTGAGCTTCATCTCATAGTCCTGAATGGCGAGATTGCCTTCCGAGTTGAACGCGTAGGTCACGGTGTAAGCCTGTGACTGATACGTGCCGCTGTTGGTGAACGTCAGCGTGCCAGCGCCGGTGCCTTGGTAGGCGACCGTACCGATCGAGCCGTTCGTGGCGGTGTTGATCAACGAGCCGTTGCCATCGTCAGCGAAGCTGATGTTGTTGATGGTACCGGTGATGGTGCCCGGGCGGAGCGGCGACCATTCCAAGACGGCAACTGCGCCGCCGGAGGTGGTGCCGGACTCGTCCTGCACGACTTCGTCACCATCGTCGTCGCGGTCAACCGCGCCTTGCAGTGCGCGCCACATGGGCGAGCCAGCGGGTGTGCGGCCTTTGCGGCGTCCGGTCACGATGTCCATGTAAACGATCTGCGAGACCGGGCCAGCCATCGGCTGCAAAGCAACCAACTGGTCGATCACGTCGTTCTCGGACATGTTCGCGATAATCGGAAAAATCCACTTATCGAAAGTTCCGAGGGAGGTCGTCCGCGTGACTTCGTCGAGGCGACCGAAGCGGCTGCGGCAGTTTTCCAACATGATCGCAGCGAGCGGGCGCTTGTGCTCAGGCATGTGCTGAACGAATTCCTTCCAGCCCTTGGCTTCCCAAAGACCGCGAGAGTTCTTCTCAGCGACGCCCAATGATGTTTCAGCGAGGCGGTGGCCCCACTCCAAAACGTCCATGAAACGGCTGATGTGGCCGCCGTCGGACGCCAATACTGGTCTTCCACTTTCAGTGATGATAACCATAGTTTTTGTGTGTTTTTTGTGTGGTTTGGCTTGTTTTACTTGGCGGCGGGAACTTGGCTAAGCCGTTGTACCAGTTCCACGGACTCGTTGATGTTCGAGATCGACATACCAACGCGGTCAGATTTTACGATCTGCGATTCGGAGATCGTCTTGGATTCCGTGGTAACCTTACCCGGTTCCTTGGCGACCTTGCCTTCGTCAGGGCTGCCAGCGCCCTTCTGTTTGTCGTCCTTGATGGCTTCCGTACTCGGAGTTTCGCCTTCCGTCGGCTTCTTCAGCGCGTCGGCTTCTTGGACTTTCTTCGCAGGTTTGCCTTCCAGCTGTTCGCGGATGGCAACGATGTGACGGAGACGGCTCGCTTCCTTGAGCGACTTCTGGATCTCCGGCGTTTGAGCTTTTTCCTTGAATTCGAGCACGATCAGGCGGCGGCCCAATTCGGTGACGTCTTCATGGTAGCGAGCGGCCATGAGGTCGAGCGCTTCGCAGGAGGTGTCGAAATCCTTTTCGAGGACGGCGAACTTCTGCTTGCGGCTTTCAGCGATGCGCTGCCAGCCCTGACCACGGCGGGTCAGTTCTTCGATCATCTTGACGCGGCTGCCGT